CGCAAGTATTGCTTTCGGTGGAAGCATCGCGCCTTATTATTTCTGGCTTGATTTCGGAGGCAGCACAGGACGCGGGCACATAGATAAAACTGCTGACTCTGGCGCAATACATAGAGAATGGATGGGGAAGCCAGACGGAGAGGGCCGTTATCTTTATCCGACTATTCGAGAACACATACCAGATACTACAAAACGTCTAGGCGACGTTATTGACGGAGTTATGAAGGAGGCGGATATTAAATAGTGGGCAATAGACAAGAAACAGTAACTATTATTGGCGACACCAAATCCTTTGAAAAGGCTATGGGCAATGCCAGCAAAGCAACAGGAAAATTCGGTAGCGTTCTATCAGGAATAGGCGTAGGAATAGGCTTAGGCATTTTCAATGTCGCAGAGAAGGCTATAGGGGGCTTTGTAGACTTTCTAGGAGACTCTGTAAAGGCTGCTAACGCCGCAGAAAACTCACAAGTACTACTTAACCAGTCTCTCAAGAATAACGTTCCTGCATGGAATGGCAGCACTGCTGCTATGGATGCTGCCGTAAAGTCGGGCGAGAAACTAGGCTTTGCTGCTACAGACACTAGAAACAGCCTATCCTCATTACTTGCTGTCACTAAAAATCAGGCAGAGGCTACAAAGGATGAGGCACTAGCAGAAAACATTGCTGCTGCTAGACACATTTCTTTAGCTGACGCTACAAAGATTGTTATAGCAGTCGAGGAAGGCAACTACAAATCCGCTAGAAAACTTGGTATTGAAATACCAAAGAATGCTACAAAAGCACAAGCCTTAGCAATCATTAACAAGGCTCTAGCAGGATCGGCGCAAGATGTAGCCAATACACAAGACGGACAACTAGCAGCCTCTAACGCACAGCTACAAGGCGACGAGGAACAGTTAGGCTCAGTCATTAATCAGTTAGTAAGTGTAGTCCTGCCTGTATTACTTACAGATGTAAACAATGTGGCAGACGCTATTACAAGTTGGGTGTCCAATAATCAGCCTCTAATAAACCAGATAAAGACTGATTTAGTCGGCGCGCTAAAGATAGCCTCTGACTTTATTAGCAACACACTCATTCCAACATTCCTAAAGATAGTTGACTTCGTACAAAATAAGTTAATTCCTGCCGTCAAGCCACTTGTTCAGCAGTTTGTAAAAGACTTACAGGGGGCATTCAAGACAGCCTCAGACTTTGTAACTAATACGCTGATTCCAGTATTCCAGAAGATAGCAGACTTTATTCAAAACACACTAATCCCGGCTGTAACTCCTGTGATTACATCTTTACAGAATGACATTCCAACAGCCATAGATACAGCGGAGGGCGCGTTCAATAATCTAAAGAACGCCATTAGTCCTGTGACAGACGCATTCGGGGAAATGATGGCGGACAAAGACTCTATTATTGGAGCCTTTACAATCATTGGTGCCCTCGTTCTTTACAACGTTGTTCCGCCATTTGTAGCATGGGCAACAGCAACAATAGCTGCCACATGGCCTATCATCGCAATAGGCGTAGCAGCAGCAGCATTGTTTGTCATCTTAGAAAAGACAGGCATGTTGAAACTGCTAGGCCAAATCTTTGAGAACATAGCAAAGAACATTTTGCCTATCTTCTCTACTGCCATTGGCTTTATCACTAACACAGTTATTCCCGGCGCAGTCGGAGCATTCAAGGCAATAGTTGGCGCAATACAAAATCTGCCAAACATCATCTTAGGAATACCAGGAGACATAGTAAGCATCATAACTGGCATTCCCGGTGTATTCGTTCAGGCTCTACAATCGATTCCGGGCCTAATACTTGCCGGTATTCAGATTTGGACTAATCTCTTTATTGGAATACCAGCAGGACTAATCACTTTAGTTTCTACATTACCAGGAAAGTTTGTAGACATTATCGCGCCGATACTTCCTAAGTTTGTGGCTCTAGTTGGAGACGCAGGCAGAGGAATAGTTGGCTTGCTACTAAGTCTGCCGGGAAAGATTGTGGACTTAGTAACAACACTACCAGGAAAGTTTGTAGACATTGCTACAGCCATTCTTACGGGAATGACTGGGCTAGTAACTAACATTGTAACTACTCTAATGGGAATACCAGGACAGTTAGTAGCTCTTGGTGGAGACATTGTAAATACAATAATCAATGGCCTATCAGGACTGCCAGGCGACATAGCTAATGCTGTCAGATCAGCTTTCGCAAGTATCAACATTCAAGTCGGACCATTCCACATAACAGGCTCAGGAATAACAGTAGACATGCCTAACATCGGCTTTGCTACTGGCGCATGGAATCTTCCGCAAGACATGACAGCACGAGTACACAAAGGCGAAATGATTATCCCTGCAACAGTAGCGCAGCAGTTTAGATCGTTCCTAACTGGCACTAGAGCACTAAACGGCACAGCTAGCGGCCTAGTTGGTGTGGGCGCGTCTGGAGGCTCTACAGGGGCTTCTAGAGGCTCTACAGGCGGGGATACATTCGTATTCGAGATAGGAACACTCTATGGCTCACAAAGAGACGTAGATAAATTAATGGATCAAGTAGCAACTAGATTAAGAGTGAGGGGCGCGAGAACATAATGGATTTACCACTTTATCAATCTTGGTATTGTCCTAACTGTCCTAAGACAGAGCAGACAGGATTTCTACCAAATAGATTTCATCTTTGCCCGAAGTTTGGACTAATGGCACCGATGCTATTAGAAGGAACTAAAGGCAAAGTTGAGGCGCAAGAAAGACAGGATTACATGGGGCAAGAGAAAGCACAAAGAGTAATGGCAATAGTAACAACACGCGATGATGGGCAAGACGTAATAGTTTTCCCAGGTGTCGCAGTAGGGGAGGCAGATTAACAATGGCTTGGACTACATCAGAAATCTTTACTAGCTTTATAACAGACAAACTAAACAATGCTACTGCTATGAACTTAGGCACAGATCAGCTAGAAGTATGTTTGTTTGATAACACCATCACACCATCACAGACAGTAGCAAGCGCAAGCACAGCCTATAACGCTGGCATATGGACTACAGGCTTTCAGTATTCAGGAACTAGCTGGCCGCAGTTAGGACGACCATTAGCTACTGTTACATCTACATTTGCTTCTAACGTCTATAAGTTGGGCGCAGCAAATACATCTAGCGCAGATGGCACATGTACATTATCGGGCACTTATGGATGCTTGATTTATGACAACACTATTGCTACGCCAGTAGCAAAGCAAGGCATTTGCTTTAACTACTTTGGCGGGGCAGTAACAATCACAAGTGGAACATTTACAGTTGCTTGGAATGCCTCTGGTATTTTCACACTAACTCTGTAGTTTCTATTTATGAGGAGGCTACAGAATGAGTACTAAGACATTCAATGTAACTGCCGATGCAGGCTTAATGCAGTACTTCGACCAGATCAACTATAACAACTGGGGAAATGGTGCTGGTACTGGTATGTGGGCAGCCTATCTATCTCCGTATGGAAACTCTGCCTATTATCAAATGCGTATGCTGCTAAAGTTTGCTTTGGACTTTTCGAGCGTCAATGCTGTATCTTCCGCCGTCCTATACATTCGCAGTCAAAACTATCTGACTTATTCCACACCATCATTGACTATTGAACGTATTACTAGTGCGTGGTCGGAAGGAAGTTATAACGGCGGGAATAATAGCGCGGGAAGTGGCAATGCAGTAGTTTATGGTGGGCCATCTGTAACCACAACTAACTCTGTTACAGGATGGGGACCAGGAACAACGCACAATACTTGGCACTCAGTAGACATTACAGGGATTGTTACAGATTGGTTTAACGGCGCAACAAACTATGGCATTAGAATCCGCCGATCAACTGAATCTGCTAGTAGTGCACAAAACTGGGACGCTTACACTAGAGAGTCAGGATACGGCGCATACATAGTCCTAACGTATACAACTGTTCCAGCAGGAATAGCCACAGGAATAGGCATGGCAAATAATGCTGTAGGCGGACATACAGCAGTAGCTAATCCACAAACCGCTACCGGCAGTGGCTCCGCTGTAATGTGGATGAGTGCTAATGCCAATACTGCTACAGGAACGGGCGCAGTATCAACTAACGAGCCTACAAACTTCCTACGTATGCAGATAATAAATAGTGGCACACACTTAGTCCAGGAAGCCATTCCTTTTGCCACTACATCTATAACTATAACTGATACTGCCTACGCTCAAACTGGCACAATGTCATTTGAGATTCTTTGGGACACTTCTAATAATGGTCCGTGTCCATACAAGAATGAGGATGAAGTAAGACTATTCGATTATGCTAATGTGTATTTTGGTGGATACATTACAAGAATAGAAAGAACTACTGACAACATAACAGGCTATACAATCGTAGAAATAGACTGTGAGGATTACACCAGAGATTTAGTCAATAATGGATGGGGCGTAGGAAGTCTATTTACGGGCGTGGAAACAGATGTAGCCAGAATAACTACATTATTAGCCAATACCAAAATAATAGTTGGGCAATACTGCCAATCAGGAATGGCACAAATGCCTAACCAGGATTTCTCAGGACTGACAGATAAAGACGCTTTAGAAATGATCCTTAATCTATCAGGCTCAGATTACTATGTAGACTTTAGCCATCAGTTGCATGTCTTTGGAACAAATCAAACTGGCGTTAGTCCTTCTCAACCAAATGCGGCCTTTAATCTTTCAGACGTTCCAGACAACATAACAACATTTCCTTATCAGGACTTAGACATACCAGATGAGTCTACGAGTCTAAAGAATGCTATTTACGTATCTAATAAGAAAGATGGCACAGGATTGAATGGCTTTTATTCTGATCCTGCCTCAATCGCTTATTATGGACAAAAGACAGCCTATCTCATTGATACAACCATTCTTGACATAAACACTCTGAACAATGTTGGACAGGTATTCATTAATGATAACGCTTGGCCCGCTAGAACAGGAACACTAACTACACTACAGCCGGGACTATTAGCGGGAACTGTATTTGCTCTAACAAGTGCCGACTATTCAGCACTCGGAGCAGATGGAACATCTATGGTTGCGCAGCCATTCCAGATAACACAGATACAAACAACATTCGATGATGGCAGCCAGCCTATCTATTCCGTGTCGTTTGGTGTGCCA